CCATTTATCGTCGTCCTCAAGCCGCAGATTGAAGTCGGCATTAGCACGATAAACCAGTTGGTTTACCGGAAAACGTTCCTCTGTGGTTAGCCAGGCGCCGATCACCATGCCAGCGTCATCGTTGGGGTAGCTGGCGTTGATTACCGTTGCGCTGCGTTGATCGTAAACCTGTTCCTCAAACCGACTGCCAATCACGCAACCGCCGTAATCGGTCACCGCCCGCAGATCGGCCAGTAGATAATCGCTGCCATCCTCGCGAGTCAGTGCTGCCAGGCTGGTCAGTGCGATATCGTAAGTTTTTACCTGCGCCTGGGTAGACTGCGGCAGACCGATACCCCAGTCGGTGGCTTGTTCAGCATCCTTTTCAGGTGCTATGGCCAATTGTAGCCTGCAGGAAATAGGCTGGTTTTGATCATCAACACCACCGAAAGTGGTGCGAACTTTGGACTGATTGCTCACGCGGAACCACACCGATTGCTGTTCCAACGATTGTTGTGACGCAACGTCTTTGCGCAGTGTAATCATGCCTTCGGCATTGCGCGCATAGCTGACGGATGCATCGGCAGGATATGACCAGTCATAGGAGATGCCGTCGGTGAACGGCGTATTGGCATGCAGGCTCTGACGGAAAAATTTATCCTGCGCATCAATATCGGTGTATTCCATAGCGGTGAATTCAACGCTTTTCCAGGCATTGAAATAACGCTGCTCACCGGTGATTTTATACAGCAGGTAACAGGCATCGGCGAACCACAGCTCGGCGTCAGCCGCATTGCCCATGGCATTGTGCGGGACCGGCACGTGCAGTGGGCGGTTATGCTGGATCTGATTACGTTCAATCATGACTCCGCCGTGCTCGACGGGCTGACGATTGGCGAAGTTCAGTTTATGACTACCGCTGAGTGTGGTGTCTTTCAGTTGAACGGTACCAAACTGTGCGAGGGGCAGCCCTTTGGCCAGAATGTCACCGTCGGCGTTAATCTGATAACCCTGCCAGTTAATGATCCACTCGACGTCGTAGCGCTTGCCGTCACTGTTCCAGTCCACGTTGCCGGTGGCGTCGACCGCACGCACCTGCGCATTGATGGCGTCCCAGGCCAGAGTGCCGTCAAAGGCGAAAGTAGCGATATCCAGATACTCTCCCCAGTAAGGTGCACCCTGTGGGACCTGCGTCTTGCCTTTGGTGAAGGCCATCGGTACGCCTTTGAAACCGCTATGTGTAGGATCTTTGTTATCCACTGGCCAGTTGGCAGGTACCGGCTCCTTGGCGTTGACGATCCAGTTGGCGACCCACCGCTGAGGGGTTTCCGGAATAGGGGTAGCGTCGTAAAAATGAGTTACGTAAGCGTCAAAGCAGGCAATGGCCTGATCCAGATACTTCTGTTGTTGGGTCGCCAGATAGGCATGGGCATAACCGAGGATTTGTAACGCCTGTCCCTCGGTGGTGGCGTCATTGGGTAATCCCGCCATGCGGGAAAGCTCTCGTTCATGGCGCGAGTCGGCCAGTATATGTTCTTCATTGAGAACAAAATGCTGTTCGGTCGAATCCAGAGTGGTACCGGTATTACGTTGTAAAAATTGATAGTGGCCCTCCAGCATCTGGCGAGCAAACTCAACGTAATCCGGATATACGGTGGTGATCTCGGCGTCGTAATGGCCACCGGCCACCTCGATGCTGCCAGATGCCTCCAGGTTCAGCGCCAGGCCGGTCAAGTGGCGGCTGACCGGCTTGGCGTCGGCGATCATCCGTTCCATTTCCAGGTACATTTCTTCGGTGATGCCGTTCTCCAGCACACCGATATCCAGGGAAAAGGTGCCGGGTTCGGCATTGGTTTCCCACCATTCACGCAGTTTGATCAGATAGCCCAGTGGCTCCACCACACGGCGGATGGCGCCGATGGTGCCTTTATGGCGGTGTACGAAGAAGGCAGAGGAGACGACGCTGCGTTTGGTTTCTTCCGTCCAGCCCTCATCCCAATGATCGACCGAAAACGCCCAGGCCAGATACGGCAGCAGGTTGACCGGGCAGGTAGCGGGGTTCCACAACTCGCGCAGGGGGACCGGCATCGCAGCCAGCTCGGAGCAGGCGGCCGCTGCTGCAACCTCCAGAGGCGAAGAGCCGACCGGCAACAGACGGTTACTCATCGGAGCCTCCTACGGTCAGAAGATAACTGGCGCAGTACGACGCCTGGGTTTTATCCAGCACGATATCGGCCTGTGGGCTTTTCAGTTCCACCCGCTGTACCCCTTCGGCATGCAGAGCGGCATAAATTGCCGACAAACGGATATCACGGCCCAGGCGGTGTTGTGCGCTGATGTAGCTTTTCAGCTTGGCTTCGGCAGCACGGCGGATTGGCTCGGCTTCCGGACCTGGGTAAAGATAAAGCAGCGCATCGATACTGTAATTGACGATAGTAGCGGAACGAACGATGACCCGATCCGCCACCGGGCGTACGTCTTCATCGTTCAATGCTTTATCGACAATCGCCACCAGTTCGGCGCTGGCGGTGCCATCACCTTCACGAGATAGCACGGAGATCAGTACGTTAGCCGGGCTGGGACTGGTGGCAGAAACGTCGGCCACCCGACCATCGGCGGAGCGGCCGTGGTATTCGTAGGAGCCGCTGGAGCCGGCAACGCTCAGTCCTTCGAATGCCTGTTGGATGCGTACGCGGAAATCGCTGTCGGACTCCATAATTGCCGCTACCGGTGGAATGACCGTCGTGTCAGGTTGCTGAACCACCAGGCGTTCAACCTGGAAGTTACCGCCAAGCTGATCGAGATCGCTGCCACCGGCATAGCCGAGCATCACCGCCTGGGCGGCCTCGTTAATGCGCTGACGCAGGATCAGTTCGCGGTAAGCATTTTCCTGCAGTAGCTTGACGATCGGTTCCGATTCCAGCGTCAGCGTGCGTGCAATCGCTTCACGCTGCTCCTCCGGGTAGAGGGAAATCAGCGTGGCCTTGCGATCGGCCAGCAGCGACTCGTAGTCGAGGGGATCGACTACCGTGGGGGCGGGTAATAAGCTCAGGTCAATGGTTGCCATGGTGTCAGCTCACTGAAACAGAAAGAGAAAAGGTATCCGGCGTATCGGTACGGTTGCCGGTAATGTCGACCACCATTTTTCCGTCGATGGTGGTGTTAAAGGTGATGCCGCTTAGTTGAATGCGTGGCTCCCACTGCAGCAGCGCGCTGTAGCAGGCGGCCATGATTTGCAGCCTCAGTACGTCGTTTTGCGGCCGATCCAGCAGTTCGGACAGCAGCGAACCGTAATTGCGGCGCATGATGCGTGAGCCGATCGGGGTGATTAAAATGTCACTTACCGATTGACGGATATGGTCAAGGTCGGTGATCGCGCGGCCGGAGCCGCGGTTCATGCCGAAATATTTCGCGTTATTCATGCTGGTTTATCCGTTTGGCCTCCGCCGTTTTGCACGCCGCCGTGGGTGTGGGTATGCACCACCACGCCGTTAGAACTGATGCTGCCGCCGGAGTGGTTGAGATCGCCGGTCATCGAGCCGCCTTGTCGGATGGCAATGGTGCCGGTGGTTAATAACTGGGTGCATTCCACTTCAGGGGCATCCAGCGTGATCTTGCTCGTTGCACGACAGGTGATGGCCGGTGCGGTGACGTTTACCTGCTCTGTGGCTTCAATGGTGGCACTTTTGATGCCCATGACTTTCAGCGCACCTTCTGCCGGTTCGTACTCGATCACTGCGCCGTCAGGGAAGGTGATGTGTGCCGCCTGGGCCGAGGTTGACGGCGCCGGATGGGCATCGGAAAAAATACCGGGTAGCACGAAGGCGGTGTCGAGCTCTCCCCCCAGCGACAGCACCAGCACCTGTTCGCCTACGCTGGGCGCCCACCAGCAACGAGCATCACCGGCGCGGCCGGTCAGCCAATTAAGCCAGTCGGTGAGGTTGCCACCGGTGGCTACGCGGCAGCGTCCGCGATCGAGGTCGACCTCGCTGATGGTGCCAATGCGTATCAGGTTGCGCACCAGGCGCTGAATATCGAAGTTGTCTGTGTTCATCTGTTAAGAATGCCGCCGTGTTAGGGGGGCGACAACGCGGCGGCGTTTAGCTGGCGCCAGCACAACCGAAGCCGTCCCGCAGGTCAGTTTATGGTTGCTGAAATTGGCTTATCAGCTCGCCGTGCAGGTAAACCTGGGTGAAACGAATGACGTTTTCCGGCAACGGTGGCTCGGTCAAGGGTGTGATATGCAACGCGCCGTCGCGCTGTTCCACCTGAATGCGTTCGGTCAATTGCAACTGCAGATCAAGCTGGCCGGCGGCACTGATATCGCGTTTGAAGGCAAAGCCATTTTTTCGTTTTTCCGCGTTGGCGAGAATGTCGGGCTGGTGACTGCGCAGCCAGGCCAAGACGGTGACCATTACCAGATCTTCTTCAGTGGCCTGATCGCTCAGCGTCAGGTTGAGTTGGTATTGATATTCGAAAGACAGTGAAGGGCCTAATGTAGAGACCACGCGCCCGTTATCCAGGCTGATGTGTAGCTTATCGGGATGCGTCTGTAGGTCTGGTAGCGCGTTGGCCAGTGCAGTACGCAACTGCTCGGGTTTTAACATGATGTCTCTCCTGGCAGGCGGTGCCTGCTGAGTGGTTGAATTGAAAAAGCAGGGATATCAGCGCTGGACACCCTGCAGGCACAGTGCCTGTTCGGCATTGCGGCGGCGTTCAAGCCCTTGGTTTTTAACGCCGTTGACATAGACCCAGCGGGGGAGCTGATCGCAAGCTTCCTGCCATTGTTGGCGCTTGATAAAGGTGGCCAATGTGGAATTGCAGGCCGCGCTAACTCCTACGTTGAAAGCAAAGGCGCTGACTGCGTCATAAACCGGCTGCGGCATCTCTACCGCCATACAGCGGGCGATACCGCGTTCGACGGTGCGGACATCGTCGACCAGATTGGCGGCCGCCTGACGTTCGTTGATGACGGTGGCGGATTTCACCCCAGCGGTATGGCCGATGCCGTTGGTCCAGACGCCGGCACTGCACTGATAAGGTGAAAGCCGGCAGCCTTCGAAATCGGCAATCAGACGCAATCCCTGCTCAGAGGTGTGCAGGGTATTGAACTGTGGCAGCAGGGCGGCGAGGGCCAAAATAGCCGCCACGCTGCAGCGTTTAGCGAGTGAGCTCATCGTAGACTCCGCGTTTCAGACCGTTTTTTTTTAACGATTTCAACAGCTGGTAGCTTTTACGCCGGTAGTACCAATTCACCGCAAAAGTACCAACACCGACCGCAGCACCGACCAAAAGGGCAATGTCCTGTGTAGAGTGCCGCCCCATCCAGGCCAGGCAGGCCGCCGTGAGATAGGCAAGCGTTGAGGTGAGTTTCTCCATCGTTTAGTCCCACAGTTTGACGGTTTCTCGTTGAGCGGCCGCCGGCAGATCCGGCAGTTCGATCGGATGACCGTGGGGAAGAATTGGGCCTGCATCGGCCAGGCCGCGATTGGCGAGATAAACCTGCTCCACCAGACGCTGAGTGCTGCCGTAATAGCGCCAGCAAATTGCGTCGATGGTGTCGCCTTGTTGTGCATAAATTTTCATCATTAGGCTCCTGCTTGGGGGAAAGTGAGATGGGCGCGGGGGCCCTGGATATATCCCAGTTTCCCGTGCGAGGCAGGCGTCGGCAACGCGATGGGGTTGTGGATGCGCTGGCACAACGGAAGGGAGAAAATGCTGCTGGCAGAAACGAAAACACCCGCCGATAGCGGGTGTTGGAAAAGGGGGTTAGCTTAAGCAATCGCTGATTTAGCGAGAGTCCTGTCGATCCGCCGGATAAAATATTTCTTGATAATCATTGTCTGGCAGCACCTGGCTGGCCAGATCTGAAATCAGCGACATGGCGATCAGAAATTCGGCGGCATTGCACTGTGCGGCCTGCGAAACATCGGCGATGAACTGGATGCGGGACAGTGTTAGCTGTTGTTTATCCATAATTTCCACTGTTCTTGCCCTCTCTTAAGTATACTGTTTATTTATACAGTATTAAGCAAAACGCTAAAGGCGTCAATGGCTGGATTTATCATTTGTGCAGTAAAAATAGGGCCAGTCATTGATTAGCGGAAATTGTACAAGTTGTTCACCGAAGTGGATTTTGCCTCCCCTCACCAGCACTTCCAACTGCCAGCGTTCAGGATCGATGCCGATCTGCCGAAGATCGCGGGCAATCGTCAGGCAGCGCTGTTGTTGTGCCGGCGTCAGACGTGCGGAAGGCGCGGGTTTTGGGCGGTTAATCGACAGTAATCCACAGTTATTGGCAGAACTCCAAGGTGTCGCAGGCTCCGCGTTTTTAGCCACGATGCGCCACTGCAACGTACGGGTCCGGTATACCCGATCAGGGCCCAGGTGGGAGGCATAAATACCGACCACCTTTTGCACTCGTTCGTCATAGCTGTTCAATGTGGGTGCATCATCACGGGCTACACGCACCCACTGTTGGCTGCGCGGTACGTTGGCACCGCCCTGAGCGTTGATATAACCGGCAAAATCGCCAGCATCGGCCGCGGCGCGTACGGCTTCGGTTCGCTCATCGAACTGCTGCGACAGGCTATGTCCACGAATACGACGACATTCACGGTAGGCGCCTATGCTGGGTAGGCCAAAAGGGTGAAACTGCGGAATGCGCCAGGTACTGGCCCAGGCGCTGACCGCATTGGCGGTTTCGCTTAGTGGGGTGCCCGTCTCGTGATCCCGTTCTCCTTCCAGCGCATAGCCATCGAGGTTCTTGGCAATGTATTTGGCCATGTAAGCGGTTGCGCCTCCCCGATTCAGGTGCTTACAGTGGAGGCGATTCTCCTGCGCTCCGGGTTCCCCGGCATCTTGCTGCAGCGCATAGCGGCGCAGAATATTGATCACTTGCTGACGGTGGGGTTGGGGGGTAAACAGCATCAGGTGCCAATGCGGTGTGCCGTCGTGGTGCGGTTCGACCACTCGAACACCATAGACCTGCAACTGGTGATCTTTGAATGCGGTGCGCATTTTGCTCCATTGTTTCACCAGGTAGCCTTGGCCGTCTTTTGGGGTGAAATCTTCACGATCCCAGCGGTGATTAAAGCGTGCCTTGCCGTGGCCGCCGAAGGTACGAGTGGGATGAAAACGTGCGGGAGTCGTCAGGGTGATAAACAGACCGATGTGGCTGTTGTTTGCTGCGTAGGCTTCAATCCCTGTCAGAGTATTCATTAGTTCCATACGGCGAATGGCTGGATTGGCAATGCTGCCCAGCACTTTCTCCATCAGATCGATACGCTCCCCGGTAAGGGTATTCTCCAAATCGCAACGGCGCAGATAATCCAGGTTTGACTGTCGTCGAGCCTTCACGTCCCGAATGGCCTGTCGACTGGCATAGGGTGAAGTGTTGCGACTGACATTGCCGATGGCAATCAGTAGCGCCTCACGCCACTGCATGCGTTGCATTTTCAGGCGTCGAAACCACCAGCGATCGCTGGTCAGTCTCGACAGTGCCGCTACCGCGCGGTGGCTGTCCAGCAGTCCCTTGCGGTAGCACTGCCAATGCATTGGCTGGATATTGAAAGTGCGTGCCATGCCGGCAATTTGGCCATACAGCCGTGATTGGAATTCGTTGCGTAGCAGTGCTGAAGTCTCTCCCGCATGTTTCACCAGTAGGGTGTCACACTCGCTTTGATAAAGCGCCAGTAACTGGCCGGCAATACGTTTTGCCAACTGTTCCAGCGCCTTGTCACCCAGCGTTGGCAGAGCATGATAGCTGTCTGCCTCATTGCCAAAGCGCATTGAGGCCTGCCGATTCAGGCCAAATTTGTCGTTCACTTGTTGAATGCGCGGCCATATACGACGTTCGAAAACCAATACCAGATAGTGCCAGGCCGCTTTCGGGCCCTGCTGACTCAACAGATGTTGGTGGCGCTCGGTAAACTGTACGCGCAAATAATAGGGCAGGGTATTGACGCGCTGCAGCGCGGCCTGCCACTGGCGCAGCCGATCGCGGTTTAGCGTGGGTTCGCGGCCAATGGCTGGCCGCGGGATATTCCAGGGGTAGGCGCCTTCAAACAGGGGCAAGGATTGGCGGCCTACATGATCGGGAGGAGCTGACATCGCTTAACGCCGGATGAAATGACGTTGCTGAGCCTCTGCGATCTCCTGGCAGGCCACGCAGTGTATTACGCCGGGAATAGCACGGCGCCGTACCTCCGGGATTGCCGCGTCACACTCGACGCAAAACAGCTCAGAGGCCTGGGTGACGACGGGTCTGGCGTGCGCGATTTGTTTCTCGAGCATCAGTGCCTGGCGCTCCTGCGCCATATCAATGGTATCAGCCATGGTGTGTTTTCCTGTTAGGGGGAATTTGGGCCGAACGGCATCCGGCGGGTTGCACGCCAGAAGTTGCAGAACGGCTATTTTTTATGATTCAGCAAGCAATCTTCTTCGCTGATATAGCGCGGCAGTGACTTGCCCAACTCAATGAATGCATTGAGCGCAGCGACAATTTGTTGTCGCTGGGGATAGCTCATTTCGTGGAACCGCAGCATCACGTGACGTTCGGTCAGGCCTGCATGAAAACAGAGCGTGTGACGTAGGTGCAGCGGAGCGGTGTTGTAGATCTCCTCGGCCTGATTTTTATTTTGGGCGAACAGCGTGCGGCGGATTTCACCAATGCGCCGTAGGCCGATAGCCCGTTGCTCTTCACTCGCCAGTAGCATGACAACCTCCCTGGATACGAATTGATGAGTAGGCTTGCAAAAGCGAGGTGGGTTCCTGGTCGGGTCACGGCCACTTTATAGGAGGCACGCCTGCTTTCTGTCAGGCGATTGTCGGTGTAACTCGCTATTGGATTACCATGGCGTTTGCATTTTCATCAATCATGTCGCATCATCTTAACTAAAGTGACATATGAGTCGCTTGTGCAACGTTGTGATGGTACTTTAGATCGCAAAATGCGACTTGTAAATGCAAATTTTGATTTTAATCGGTGATGATATGCGTGAAGAGACTGTGAACGATAACGCCTCCGTAGGCGCAGTGATTGAAAGGATCCTTTCATCTTATGGTGTTAGCACGCAAAAAGAACTGAGTGAAATCTTGGGGATAGCCCCTAATAACATCAGCAGCTGGCAACAGCGCGGCAGTGTGCCTGGCTATGTGATTATCAGCTGCGCACTGGCGACGGGCGCTGATTTGGCTTGGTTGATGAGCGGTGAGCTTGCAAAAGCAAAAAATGAACGCAAGTCCATTCAACCCGCACAGGGCAAAGCGCTTTACGATCGGGTTCTGGCCTCCGGCGGTAAAGGCGTGCTACGCCGTATCCTAGATGCTTATGGTTTCAGTCTGCAGAAGGAACTCGGTGATTTGCTGGGCATTTCGTCAGGCACCATGAGTACCTGGGTTCGTCGTAACTATTTCCCTGGCGATATTGTGGTGACCTGTGCTCTGGATACCGGCGTCTCTCTGTTGTGGCTGGCAACCGGGCAGGGGGAGATGGGGAGTGGCAACACCACGGAGGCTGCTCCTGCGGGAGGACGTGCGTTGCCGAAGCACCGGCTCGTCGCCGGACAGTTGAAAGATGCGGGAGAATGGCTGGCGGACAGTTCACTGATCCCTGCTGGGGTCGCGAAGCCAGCTTACATTGATGGCGGCCGGCTATCCTGGCTGGTGGATTTGGCCGTGACTCACATTGCCAATGGCCGTTGGCTGATCGATATCGACGGCAATATCGATGTTTATGATATTGCGCGTTTACCGGGCAATCAGGTACAGGTCAGCGGGGGGAATGCAGACTTCCAGTGTTCTACCGATGCGCTGAAAGCCTTGGGCATGGTCTGGTTGACACTGACACCTCAGGCATAA